TGGTCCTACTGTCTTACTTTCAAATAATAAATCCATCAATATACTTTATAGTATAAATATATAAAAATCAAATAACCTATAACCAAGAAGATAAATCCTCATACCCATCTCCAACTCTCATCTTCCATGGATTCTCTTCAGGGTCATTACCTCCATAAACTCCACTATAAGTTTGTGTTGAAATACTATCTACCGCTTGTTTTGTCAAGTTGATTCCTTGTTGTCTTAAACGAAGTGCAGTATCACGAACCCAAAGACCGATAGAAAAAGACATTACCAAGTCATCATTGTATCCTTTCATTGCTTCCGCTCTACCATTTAAGAATATAAATGTAAAGAGTTCTTCAACCAATCGATGTGAACGAATCGTTACTGCCTTTTCTCTGAAATAATCATCCAACTTCGAAATGATAAGTGGTCGAGTTTTTGATGTGGTAGAAAATCCTGCAACTAAACCTCGTTCCTCTGCACGATATCTATTTGTCATTTGGTTTTCCACATCTACATATTTCAAATCCTTACTCATATAGAATAAGTTTTTGTATCCTCTATCGATTACTTGTTGTATTGTTGCCCAACCAATGTTTGCATTTTCAATCACTAGTAGTGCATCATTATATTCTGTTGCTAAAGATACAAGGAAGTTTCCATAATCTTTAGTATCCATTTTTCCTCTGTATTCCGCAACTTGAGTAGCGGTTTCAATATCTATAACATGGCATGCTGAATAATCAGCACCATCACCGCGAGCAACATCCGCTACCAACATATAAGATTTATTGAAGTTTGGATATTCCCATTTCCACAAGTTTCCATCAATACCCGCTTTTTCAACAGGTTCTTGACAGTATGTTTCTTTATAGAACATAAGAAGTTGTGGGTCAATCACAGTATCACCAGAAGATACGAAATCACAATCACATTCTTGTGCTGCTCCTTTTGTTCCCAATAGTTGTGTTTGTTGGTCTCTCCAAGTTTGGTCTCTCTCTGGATGAACTGACCAATGGAGTTTGATAGGAATGAATGGATTTTCACCTTCTTCCGCACCTACCCAAGTTTTGTGAAACCAGTTACCAACACCATTTGGAGTTGAGAGTGCAATACAAGAACCACCCGTTGATAAGGTTGATTGAGCCGAAGTCCAAATCTCATCAATATCATCAATGAAGGCTGCCTCATCAAATATCAAAAGGGATAGTGCTTCAGAACGTCCAGCATCGGGTGAAGATGCAATGGCCTTGATTTGAGAACCATTTGATAATCGTAAAGATAGTTTGTTATCTTCCAAAGATGAACCTTTTAACCAAGATGGTAAAAGTTCGTGCATTACCCTTACTTTAGTCACCAAGTTTTTTGCAACTTCTTGTTTGGTTGCAATTACAAGAACATTAAAATCCTCATTAAACAACATTTTCCAAAGTGAAAATCCTGCTGAAAGAGTTGATATACCTGTTTGACGAGATTTAAGAATAATGTTAAATCTGTTATCTCTTAGTTCTTCTAATGTTCTTTCTTGGAAAGGATATAAATGAAAAGGTATTTTACCACGAACAGGATGCTGAATCTGACAATACTTCTTCATAAAGTGTATTGGGTCAGAAGCACACTTCTTGTATTCTTCAGCAATAATCTGTTTTAATGATTTTTTTCCTATTCCTTGAGCCATATATTATAGTTCGAGTTCTACGGGTTCTCCTATTAAATCGTAGTTTTTATCTTTTAGTTTTTCCCAACATTCATCTCTCAGTTCAATGATTTTTGAAATATCATCTTTCACTCTTTGAATATCTTGTCTGATATCTTCTTTGAGTTCATCAATATCTCTATCAATGTTCCAAGTTTCTGTTGTTCCATCTTCGTTCACATACTCAAGTTTGTTCTTTACATTTAAAAGAGCATCATTGAGTTTTTCTAAAACATCTTTGGCATACGCAATCTTGTTTTGTGAAACACGATAGTTGGCATATTCGGTAAAGAGTCCATCTCTTCTTATTTCAGCTTCTCTTTCAGCTAAACAATCAGAACAATAACCTGTTTTTTGAATAAGTTTTTTATCAGTTGGTCCTATCTTTACTTTCTCACAATCTTTGTTCTTACAAGTTGTTTGTTGGTTTAACCATTTACGAATATCTTTCATCGTATCAGTTAAACGAGAAGTTTTTATTTTAGTTCCACCTGAAAGTTGTTCCCATTCGTTTCCATGTTCATCTGTCCACTTTTCTCCAACTTCTCTCTTTACTTCTTCCTTTTTAGGTGTAAAACCAATGGTAGTATTCTTATCATACTCACCACCCGTCAATACCATATCCACCAACTTTCTACGAGTTGGGTGCATATATTTTTTACTAAACTCTTTCTTTGCCATAACTTTTGTATATATAAATATATATAGTTTTCTTTAGTTTTTAATAATATTATTACCCTTTTCTCTATTTTCTTCCCAAGGCAACATTTGTAGGTTTTTAATATTTCCTATCTCACTTGGTTCTACTCCATTGATAAATCCTTTACTTATTGGGTAAATATGGTCAATCTGGTATGAACCTTTTATTCCAGAGTTTCCCCTTTTATCAAAGTTTTCCAAAGTTTCCAATGGTTGCTGTTTTGTTATTCTCCAAACTTCTCTATAATAAACTTCTTTATCACCAATCATATCCTTCCACTCATCCAATGGAATATCATAATGATATTTTACTAATCCCTCTCGTATATTATCTCTTTGGGATTGTGATAGTTTTTTTCCCTTTAGTTTTCCATTCGAACCTTTTGGGTTATTTGATTTACCCTTTCTAGCATTTGATATTTTATTTTTCCAACTTTCAGTTCGTAATGGAATACCTCTTGGTTGTTTTAGTTTATTATCTTTGATATACTTTCTCAAATATTTGTCAGCATATCCTCTACTTTTACAAAACTCTTTTATACCTATCGATTTATCTTTATCATTTTGTTCAATAAATAAATCGTATTCCACTTTCCAATCGTATTTTAAGAATGGGCTATCCTTTACTATACGATTTGTTTGTTTTATTTTTTCAATAGTTTCAGTTGACCTTTTTACTCTTTTCTTTGAAAAAGATAAGTTATTTTCTTTTAATAATCTTCTCAATCGGTTTATACCTATTCCAAAATGAGTTGCAACTTTTTCTAATCTTATATTATTATCTTCTTTATATTTTATTATTTCTTTTAACTTTTCTATTTCCATAATGAACTCTTATCTATATATAAATATAAGGTTCATAGTTTTTTCGTTATATTATCCATTAAAAAATATTCCCAAAATCTGGTTGATGCTAGCAAATGCTCCAGTTAGTTTGAAAGTGTTTCCATTTGGTCCTTCTGGATATTGAAAAACAATACCTTCATTAGGAACTACTTTATCAAATCCACCAATATCTTGTAATCTTTTTAACTCTAATCGTAGTTTTTCTACTTGTTTCTCACTACCTTTAGCCTCCACATCTTTAATGGTTTGTTTTAATCTTTTAACCATTGCTCGTTTGGCCTTATCAGGATTTACTGTAAGAACTGAACTCATAAATGAAATAACTTCAGCACCAACACCTAAGAATATCTTTTCAAACTTCATCAAGTTATCTTTTGATATTTTACCTTGGTCTTGTTTATCTATTTTTTCAGCCCAAGTTCTAAGTTTATCATCTGTTATATTCTTTATTCTAAATGATTTATCTTGGAATGCCCATCTTTTGATTAAACCAATCTTTTCTTGTTCATCCAAATCTTTAGCATTCTTTTCGATAAACCGTTCCCACCACGCTTGGTGATATTCAGCAACTCCTTGATTATCTTTTAATCCAAACTCACCTTGTAGTTTTGAAATCATACCCAAGAACTTTGGTTGTAGTTTTGTAAGTTCTTTATTCTTTGGAAGTTCTACAACAGGTGGACCTTGAATAGTATATTTAGATTGAACATCTTGGTTTACTTGTTTAATCATTCCAGCAAGTATTCTTGCAGCTCCTTGATTTTGTCCAATCGCCTTTCCACTTTCATCATATTCCATTGTTCCATGAAATACCAATAGTGGTTGTCCATAAGGAACTACATTTACACTCTTTGGCCAAATAACCTCAATGTTCATGAATGATTTACCGTTTCCAAAAATCTTTTCTTTTTGAGCCGAAGAAAGTTTTGAGATTGCTGTATTCAAATCTTTCATTGCAAAGTTGTAAGCATCGGTTAAACCACCTCTACCCGCAAACTTTTGAGCCACTCCTTGAATATCTAGTGCATTCTCACCTCGATTTTTCAAGTGTCCTTTGTTACGAGCAGCAATCAATCTACCATCTCTCCAAGAAACTGCAAGAGCCTGTCCATCGGTTTTTTCTCGTGTAAGTGAAAGTTGACCGTTTAGTGCTTTTTTCACAATATCTTTAAGTTGTCCAAAGGTCAAGTTTACATCAATATCAAATGGGTGGTTCATGTGTCCATAAGCACCACCTTCGTTTAATACACCTTCACCATAAACATCTTTGTGTTGTTTATTTAAATCTTTTCGTATTCTTTTTAATCTTTTAGCATGTTGTTTCATCCATTTTTCATCTGGATATCCAATCATCAGTTCTTCGATTGGTTTAGTTACATCAACTCTACCCTTTGGATGTTCAACAGGTGCATAGATTGCATAAACTTTGAGGGGAGTATCACCCGTATTGATAATGTTGTGCCAATATCCTTGTGGGATAAAGATTGC